TCTCCTTTTGTGCATGCAGTGCAATACAAGCTGCATCTGCGTAATCTTGTTCAGTAAAAACATCCCCCCATTTATCAACAGCATATTGCATAATATCTTGTTTAGAGGAGTTCCCTTTACCTATTATATCTTTTTTCCATGTCTTGTTATCTACTAAATAACAAGAAATCTTCTGCTTGTGGCAAGCTAACTGTATCGCAGTGACAACCGAAGCAATTTGAATAGTTGCTTTCGCATTTTGAATGTAAATTGCCTTTTCAATAGCAGATTTCCTTACTTTTATTTTACTTATTTCAGTTTGAAATTTATCAAAGATTTCAGTAATTCTTTCAGTAAAATTAACATTTGTCACATTAATTTTAAATCTATTGACAAGTCTACCCCCGTCATCAATTAATACAGCATGTACGCCTTTGGATGAACAGTCGATTCCCATATACATTATTTTGTAATCCTTAAAGATATAATTCTGCTAACCGTATGAAAAGCTGTTGTATATGAAGCCAATAAACCTTCCAGTCTTAAAACTTCTGCTTGAGCTTCCCTTAGTTGATGTGCGTGGTCTTTAAGATTAGGGTTTGCAGATAAAACTGCACCTTTAACTTGTTCTTTCACCATACGTTTTGCATCAGTATTTTGTTTTACAAATTTATACATGGTGACCGACATAGCTTCATCAAACTGGTCTGCTAATAATTTTGCTTGAGCCTGCACATCTGACAAGGCATACTCTAAATACGATTTGTAATTACCATACATAGTTAGATATTCTTGTAATCCTTCATTAGTTTGTCGCCAGGCTTCGGCAAATTGTAAATGTGGTTTTTCATCCAAGTCCCACTTTAATGAAGGAACATTCATTTTCTTTTCTATTTTTGGATTTTTTGGTTCATCGTCCAACCAAGTTTGTTGTGTCATATTGAGTGTCTCCCAAATACCTCACGTGCAACTACCTCTGCACAAATTGCTACTTTATTTAAATCTAAATCACCAGCAGTTCTAACTCTAGATTCCATATCAATCCAAAATGGTTTTGTCGGAGATAGAGTTTGTTTTAATGTGTCTACTACATTATCAATGTTATCAGGACCTATCCCACCAGCAAAGCCACAAGTAACATCCTTGTAAGGCATTGGAAAAGTGTTAGGTAAAATACCTGCACCTGATGAGGTGTCAAACAGATATTGGATATTTGGAAAATCACCATTGTTTAAGTAATTGTAAATCCATCCGTCATTCACCCCATCAAATTGAAATATAACTTTTTTATTTGATACAGACTCTAAAAACTTTTCTACTGTAAATAATGTCATTTCTGTATCAGTTACACTTTTCATAACAAGCTGATAATAATTTAGACCATGAAAGTTTAATTGTATTCTTTTAAATTCATCTAAATTTATTTTAGACTTATTTTCTAAGGCATCATCTAAATCACCCCCACATAAATGTGCAGATAAATTCATAGGAGTTTTTCCTTTTTCTTCTAATAAATGACTCAACCATTTTGATGTAGGAAATCTTGACCCACCAGATAGTGGAAATAATATACCCCATTCCAAAAATGGATATTCTTTTGATAATTCAACCATACCTCTAACATTAGTTTGGTCATCAGCTCCTGTTACTGTCATATGTTCTATTTTCATAATCTCACCTTTCTGCAATCACAATAAAATTCACCCCCACATTCTGTTGGAGGTGCTTTAAGTGACATTATAGCATAACACCTATCTAAAATTTGATTGAATTTAGCATCATCTTTTTCTACTCTAAAACATTTAAGCTCTTGATTATCTTTATTTTCATACAAAACATATCCTGTAGTAATTCCTAATTTGTTAAGATGTAAATATACTTGTGCTTGAATACCATGAGTTTCTTGAGGACCATCTAAATCTTCAAACAAAGAACCTTTAATAGATTTAAGTTCTAATAAAACAGTGTTTAATTTAGGGTGTCTTAAAATAAAATCAATTCTACCTGATATCAAGGGATTTTCAAATTTACAAGGAACTTCTTGTTTGATTAGAATATTCATCCGTTCAAAATATTTTTTCATTCTATATTCTAAATAACTACCATTATCAAAAATTCTTTGAATCCGAGCACTTAACGGAAGTTCTGGAAGTAAGCCGTTGTATGCTAAGTATAAATATCTATCGCAAGGATTACCAATAACAGACGCATGAAACTTACCTTTCATACCATTACGTTTTTTAGATGCAAGCATAGCGTCTAACTTATTAATTAGCCATTTGTCTTGTCTTTGTTTTTTTATTGGTTTTCGTTTTCCAACGGCTCCAATTTGTCTAATGCCTGCCATAATTCCCTACATATTTTTTGGTGTGTTTTTTCTTTAATATGTATTATATGTTCCACACCTAACTCATATAATTCATTATCTCTTTTACGGTCACGTTTTCTTAGATGTCCATAGACACCATCAGCTTCAACGACTGTTTTTATTTCGTCTATATAAAAGTCCACGGTATATTTACCGAACTCTACTTGATTAGCATATCTAAGACCTGTTACATCTAAACATTGTTCAAGTAATTTTTCTTGTTTTGTATAATCCCTAGGTAACGTCATTTTTTAATATTTCTAATAATTCAGGTTTAGACACAATAAGTTGTTTCAAACCGTTCATACCTTGTGCTTTATCTTCTCCGAAGGTATACCATGCACCAGCTTTTTTAATAATCCCTTGAGTAATCCCATCACGCATGTAACTTTCAATGACATCTATACCACCATCTACTCTAAATGGAACAATAGCAGAAGACCAATTACTACCACCTACTTTAGTTTTTCGTAATCTTACTTCCATATCAAAACCAACTTTTTGGTCTTTATCTGTTAACCACCCACTTCTTTTTACTTCCAGTAGAAAATGTGAAAAGAAACCTTGAGCTAGACCACCAGGCATATTAGCTAAAGCTACGGGACCAATACTAGACCTTACTTGATTAATTGCTACAAATGCACTTCCTTGCCTCAAAGAGTTCATTACTTTAGGTAATGCAGAATTTACAAATCGTGCCTGCCAAGCCATTGGATTAAAACTAAAGTCTTCTTCAAGATTTTGAGCAGGTACTAGTCCTGCAATACTGTCTAGTACTATCACATCAACTCCTGCTTGCATCATTTCTACAATAGTTTCAAATGCTTGTTCCCCACTTTCAGGTTGAGACAATAACATTTCACCTGTATCTAATCCACATTTACCCATCCAATTAGCATCCCAAGATAGTTCTGTATCTATCCAAGCAGCTACACCACCTTCACGTTGCACGTTTGCACATATTTGTGATGCAAGATAAGACTTACCCACATTAGTAGGACCATATATTAAAGTCATTCGTTTCTTAGGTATTCCACCACCTGTTAATTTATCTAAGTTAGGTATACCAAATTCAATACGATTGTATTCAAAACCTGCATCATCACCTTTTACAATGTTTAACTTCTTGTTTCCTAATAATTGTTCAATTACTTTTTTTCTATCCTTTTCCAAGAGTTCTCCTTTTTTGCATTGCTTCTGCCCACGCCATGCAAACAGCCGCACATTGTATTATTTCTTCGTAAACATGTCCTTCATCATCATCATACATTGCTCTTGCAACTTCACCCACTTCTTCTATTAATATAACTAACCATCTTTCATCAGCATGTCCTGATTGGTCACCCCATAATTCATCCTGTCTAAGTCTTTCATACAATACATCTTCTAAAGCTTGTGCTCTATGAAGCTCAGATAAAAAATTTTTTGCTACTTCTTCTGGAGTGTTCATTTGGTATCACTCGATTCTTTCATAATACCTTCTATTTCAGTATCTACTTTTTCAAGTAAACCTTTATAAACTTTGTCTAATGCAATTCCTGCATCTTTTAATTGGTCTTCAATAGGAAGGTCAGTATCTATATCATGTACTTCCATATCCATTCGACCATATTGATTTGTATCTAGGGCTCCTATTCTAAATGTGAAACCTACTTTAACGCCTATTTTTGCCACGGACTATTCCCTTTCGCTTATCTTTTAATTCTTTATGATGACACGCATAACATACTTTAGTCGGTGTCTTTTCAAATTTTTTCTTATTTAATTTTTTATCACATCCACCACAAGTTGTCCAATTACGGTGTGCCATTTTCTGCCTCTTCTTTTGCTATTAACATTTCTATGTATCTTTTTGCCTTGTATAAATCTTGTAAACCGTCTTTATATTTCCACCTAGTTATATACTTTATTACATTCCCTTCTGCAAATCCCATATCGTTATCGTGTATGTAATCAAAAGGTTCAATTGTAAAATCATAATGCACAGGCTTTTTACTGTACGATTCTATAAAACTATATTTTTTATTTTCACTCAAGTGTAATCTCCTACATGATATCTAATACATTCTTTTGGCACATCTTTTATAGGTATTGCATAACCTTTAGATTGATATAAATTATCTGTACCTATCTTCTTTTCATTATATCTTGTTTTATTGTCTAGAAACCATTTTTGAATAAGTCCTGTGTCTAAGACATATAACTGCCCCATTTCAATAAAATAATAAAAAATGAAATCAGCTTCTGTTTTTAAGAAACATCCCAAAGTATTTTTAGAAACATTACTAATAGTTTCAAAGAAAAAGTTCCCTGACGTATATGTATCTGTTTTTACTTCTACTGTTAGTTCTTTGTCGTCAGGTTTTACACTCCATAATAAATCTATATCTTTAACTTGATAAGGCTTATCATCTTGCAC